AAGATGAGGTCGCTTCGTTCGGCGACATCGTGAATACCCGGCGCCCCGGCGAGTTCCTCGCTAAGCGCAAAACGGCGAACGATGACATCACGCTTCAGGATGTCTCGTCCACGAACGTGCAGGTTCCGCTGAACCAGCACTTCCACACCAGCTTCATCATTCGTGACGAAGAGTGGAGCAAGTCGTTCAAGGACTTGGTTGTCGAGTACGTGGCCCCGGCCATGCAGTCGATTGCTCGTGCGGTCGATCAGGTTGTGCTCGGCCAAGTCCATAAGTTCCTGCACAACAGGGCGGGGCGGCTGGAAGGCATGACCGCCAGCACGGCGCTGGACGACATCCTTGCCCTGCGGGAAGTGATGAACGTCAATAAAGCCTATGCTGACGGCCGCCGGCTGATCGTGACGCCGTACACGGAAACGGTGATCCTGTCGGATAGCCGGTTCCTTGAGGCCCAGAAGGTCGGTGATGACGGCACGGCTCTGCGTGAAGCCTCGCTGGGTCGGAAGCTGGGCTTTGACATCTTCCAATGCCAGAACATGAACTATATCAGCAAGCTGAATGCTGATATTGCCACTGGCACTGTCACGAATGCCAACGCTCCTGGAGCTACCGGCTCTAAGCCGGTGACGCTGACGGGCTACCATGCTGTGGTCGGCGAGTTTGCCACGGTGGAGGGCGACCAGCAGCCGCAGATTATTAGTGCCCGTACTGTGTCCGGGGCGGATACGACTGCCATTACGTTCGTCGATCCGTATAAGTTCGCTACCTCGGCGAATGCGGCCTTGACCGTGTACAAGGCGGCTACGGTGAACGGGGCGTACCCGGCTAACTATGCGAAAGGCATCCTGATTGACGGCTTCACGGCAAACAAGGGGCCGCAGGTTGGGCAGCTGCTCGCGTTCGGGACGGGCGTCTCGCGGCACACCTACACGGTTATCCAGGTGGAGCCAGTTTCGTCCACGGAGAAGTACGTGTGGCTCGACCGCCCGCTGGAGGCCCCGCTGGCTGACAATGACCCGGCATTCCCGGGGCCGGCTGGCAGCTTTAACTTCGCGTTCCATCGCAACGCCCTAGCGCTCGTTACCCGTCCGCTGGTGACGCCTCCCCAGGAGTTTGGGGCTCGCTCCGGCGTGGTGGCCGACGAAGGCGTGGCGATCCGCTCCACGATGCAGTACAACAGCACCAAGCAGGGCCTCGTGGTCACGCTTGACCTGCTGTGCGGCGTGAAAGAACTGGACACCCGGTTGGGTGCCGTTCTCCTTGGCTGATGCTTCCCTGGCGATAGGCCAGGTTACGGCGGAGGGCGGGCAGCAGCCCGCCCGCCGCCTTCTCATACAGTCGGACCAAACATGGACGTTGACTTTCTAGAGCTAGCAAAGCACTTTGGGCCGTTTGTAGCCTTCACAGTTTATTTCGTCTGGCAGGGCGCCCAGCGCGAAAAGCAGTATATTGCCCGAATAGATGAGCTTGCAAATAAGCACAATGAGTTTTTGCAGGCACAGCTAACTCAAACAACAATTGCCCTTGCCAACAGCACTAGGGCACTTGAGCGGATTGAGCGCCTCTTGGCTCGAATCTGCCGTGACCATCCTGGCTGCGATAACATGGATTAAAATGGCCGCAAACCCCTCACTTTCTCGCTTCATCCAGCGAAATGTCTATGCTATGAAGCGGCAGTACGGGATGATGGTGGACCTGTACAGGGTTCTATCCAGTCAAACAGACCACTTGACTGGAACGAAAACTGTTGTTAAAGAAGTGCACAGGATTCGCCACGCTCCCGTGCTGCCGTACAGGATGAAACGTGATCTTGTGCAAACCATTTCGATTATTTCCGCCGACAAGAAGTTTGTCTATGGTGGAGCCTATGATGCTTCACGGCGGGAAGTAATTATAGACGCCCGGGACTTGCCACGAGGGATTGAGATTCGTCCTGAAGACTATCTTGTGATCGGCGGGCAGCGTTGGACCATTACGGAAATTGAAAAGTTCGAATGTGATGCAGGCTGGGTGCTTACAACAAAGCATCTACCCAATGTCCCGCCGTATGAAATCCACGATCTACTTGTAACCCAAGACCTTGCCCTCGCCCAGCTTGCTGCCCCGTATTCAGCCAACGAGATTCCAGGCGCCCTTTTACAGGCTCTTGGGATCGCTGACAGCCATGTTGTTATTAAGCTAGTTGGCGGGCTGCCCGTGAATTCGTCGCCGCTGCACTTGCAGCAGACTGTTGTCCCACAGGTGAGCTAATGCCCGCAAATAAAAACTGGCCTAGATGGCTTTTTGCTAGCATTGCGAACCATTTTAAGGCCGTCGCAGACGCCGAGCAAATACCTCTTCTAATCGAGGGAATCGAGGACCGTACCTCAGAAAAGATTAGAAAAATGGACCATGCTGAACTTCGCATCAACGGCCCGGTGACGAAGGAGATCAGCAAGGACTTCTACCAACTAAACCTCAGTGTAAACATTATTCTACAGTCTGTAATGGGCGAGAATAATGCATACACTATCATCCAGAACGCAGGAATATTCTTTGCGGCGATGGGGCCAATTGAGGTTTACAAGTACGGTAATGGGCCGGATGATGATGGCAGTTTTCTTGGCTGCTTGACCCTTCGTGATGACTTGGCGGAGCCTCGATTTGTTGCCCACTTTGGGCAACTTAAAGAGGATGTTCGTCTCCGCGAGTCAATGGTTGGCGGCCAATACAAGATTCACCTTCAAAACTAAGGAGACCTTCTATGGCGCAAATTGAGCTTCGTAACACGACCATTTACTTTCAGGATGGGTTTACCGGAACCGCTGCGGTCAATAATTCTGGCGGCTACTCGGCGGGAGCAACGTCCATGGACATCGACTCTCTTGCCGATCTCCCGGACGCCGGCAACGAAGTCTTTAATGGCGTTCGCTTCACTGTTGCTGGCGAAACCGGCTCGCCGATTCATACGGTCACTAACCACTCCGGCGGCCCGCCAACGACCACCATTGATTTTACGCCGCCGTTGGCTAGTGCTGTGGCCGACGACGCCGTAATCACTTTCCTGCCGGCCAGGATTGAAATCAAGGTCGGGGACGGGAACTTGACCTGGACCGAATCCAAGGAATATGAGTACGTGCTGGATCGGGGCAACCTTCAGACTGTCCGGGAGGGCGACCAGCAGCCAGTCGAAGTGAAGCTCGACTTGATGTACGAGTTTTATACAAACGGGTCTGGCGGGGCCTGGCTGCCGTCGCCAATTGACTTCCTCAAGCGGCGAGGCGAGGCAGCTAACCTCGCAAGTTCTTCTAGCGACCCGTGCGAGCCGTTTGCCATCGACATCCATGTCGTGTATGACCCGCCTTGCGGCTCTGAGCCCAATGAGGAGTACACGTTTCCTGACTTCCGGTACGAGACGCTTGAGTTTGACCTTCGGGAAAGCTCGATTAGCGTCACCGGCAAGTGCAACGCCGTGGAACCGACTGTTACCCGCACGACGTAATGCTTTGTTTGGTTAATTGGCCCCGCCCTTAATGGGCGGGGCCGCCTCTTTCGCAGGAGCTATGCAATGAAACTGAATGGTGTTAGGCTGGAGTGTCCGAACATTGCCGTACTTGTCCTTCCTCGCCCGGACGGGGATATTGTGTTCAAGGCACAAGCCGTCCTTGACTTTGATGAATTTGAAAAGATTTGTCCGCCGCCCACGCCTCCGGTTCGTGTTGTCAAAGGCCGGCGGGAAGTGATGGCCTCCGACCCAGAGTATATCAAGCAACTCAATGCCCACAACGAGAAGCGGATGGCCTGGATCATTCTGAAGTCCCTTGAGGCGACTGAGGGGCTGGAATGGGAAACGGTCAATATGAATGATCCAGAGACCTATACGAACTACGTCCAAGAGCTTAAGGATGCCAAGTTCTCGGTCGTAGAGATCAATAAGATCGTGATGCTCGCCCTGCAAGCTAATGCCCTTGACGAAGCCAAGCTCGAAGCGGCTCGCCAGGCTTTCTTAGCTGGTCAGGGGAAGGAGTAAAGCGGTTCCTCTGGCCGAGATTCCGCACGATGCACTATGCTATTTGGCAGGCGTGCGAACGCTTTGGGATTCTCCCGCCCGGGGTTAAGCCGAAATGGGAGGACAATGACTCATGGACCCAGGCATTGCTCCTCGCCTACAATCAAGTGGCTGAGCACGATTTCTTGGAGATGATCAGCAACTCTTCTCCTTTTGCGGGGCGCCGATGAAATTAACAGGATTTTTTGCAGAATTGAATTTCAGTCGGGGCTCCGCTGAAAAGGCAATCGACGACGCCATTGAAAAGGCGCTGTTCAAAGCCTGGAACGCATGGGTCACGGAGTTCATTAGGATCGTCCCGGTCTGGAGCGGGCAGTCCGTCGGGACGATCCTGCCCCTTGCAGAGATTCTTGGCCGTGTGGTCCCTATTAACGCACCGCAAGGCACCGCTCCCGGCAACCTGAGCAGCTTGGGGGCGGCTAAAAGCTCTGCGACTCTACAAGGCGGCAGAGGGAAACTGACGATTACCTATCAAACCTCACTAGAACACCTTATCATTAACGAGCAGTTTGACGCAAGGATTTGGGGATTTCGCTTGAAGAAGCCCGGCCCCTACAACTTCCAGAAGCAGTGTCAAGAAAAATTTCTTGAAACAGCTAAGGAAGCCAGGCTTCCCGACATGACCCAATTTATCGACTACGATAAGCGGTCCTTCTAATGGCAGAAGAAGTCGTTCAAAAATTAGGACTAGATGCGTCGCAGGCTATTCAAGCGCTGCGCACGCTTAGCGCCGCTTTCAGCGCCTATGCCAGAAACGTCCAGGCGGCGGCAATCGCTAACACGACGTTCACTAAGTCTGGCCGGGACTTTCTTTCTGCATTGGCCGCCGACGCCAGGACAGTAGCTCAATTCACTAAAGACTTGGCTGCGCTCACCCGGGCACAAGAGCAGCAAGCAAACGCCGCCGCCCGGGCGGCGGCTGCCGAGGCTCGGGCAGCAGCCCAGCGGCAGCAACAGGGCCGGGCTATCAAGCTGCAAAAGGAATTGCAGCCAGAGCTAACCGGCGGCATCGGCGGGGGCTCCTTACAGCGGGCCAATGAGCTTGTAGTCCGGCTTTCGCAGATAGGGGCAAAAGCTAATCTGTCGGCCCAGCAGATTCGTTCAATCGGTCGCAACCTGGACAAGGCGTTTGTCGGCCCGCAAGGGCAGATTGCCGGCATTTTGCGCGAATTGAACGCCCTGTCAAATGCTCCAAATCCAGGGCCAAAAATCCAAACGGGCTTTATCGGCGCCGTTGTTACCGCCAACTTGCTGTCAAACGCCATCAGCGCAGTCAAGCGGGCGATGTCGGAGGGCATTCAAGAGGCGATCCAATACGAAAAGACGCTGGCCCGCATCCAAACCATTGCGGGCGGCGATGCCGGCAACATCAACTTGCTTAGTAAAAACATCCGGGCGCTGGCGGACGAATTCGGGCAGCCTGTCGCACAAGTCGCCGCCGCCCAGTATGAGTTGCTAAGCAACCAGATCGGCGATGTCACCTCGTCTGCTGACGTTTTGCGGGAGGCGTTAAAGCTAGCTAACGTGACTGGTGCAGACGTGCCGGACACGGTTAACGCCATTTCCTCGGTCCTTAACTCTTACAATCTTACGACCCAAGAAGCTGCCGACGTATCTGCCAAGCTGTTCCGGGCAGTGGACTTGGGGCGGTTTACGCTAGATGAAGTCGCCAACTCTCTTGGGCGAGTTACCGTCGTCGCCAGTCAGACAGGCGTCAGCTTTGATGAAATACTTGCCGCACTTTCTACGTTGACGATTACAGGTCTGAAAGCCGATGAGGCAATGACCTTGCTCGGCAATGCCATCCGGGGCCTTTTGAAGCCCACAGACGCCACTAAAGAGGCAATGCGGCAAATTGGCGTCCAGTCGGCTGAGGCAGGCATCCGGGCGTTTGGGTTCCTAGGCTTCCTAGAAAAGATCACGGAAACCGCCGGCGACTCGGCGACTGAAATCACTCAGCTAACAGACAACATCCGTGTCGCCAGGGGCTTCTTGGGGCTGACCGGACAGCAAGCTGATCGGGCTGCCGAGAACCTGCGCAAATTGCAGAACACGAGCGCAGAAACACTGGACATTAAGAATCAGCTTATTATCCAGACCAATGCTAAGCAGGTTGAGAAAGAGCTTGAGTCTGTTAAGAACTTCTTTATTGAAGACTTGGGGCGGGGCGCTTTACAAACCATTGCAGAAATTTCCAATGCTTTTGGCGGCTTGAGCAATGTGGTAAAAGGGGCGGCCGCAGCGCTGGGAGTTGCTGCTGGCGTATTTTTAACTATTAAAGCACAAGCACTTGCGGCGTCCATTGGCGTTGCAGGATTTAATGCCGCTATCGCCGCATCTGGACCAGCTTTACTGTCTCTTGGAGCGGCAGCTGGCACCTTTGCAGCGCTCTTACTTCCTGTTGCGGCGCTAGTAACAGCTGTAAACTCGCTTGGTAAAGAGTTTTCTAATACAAAGAAAAATATTGATGAAGCCACAAGCGCTGCCAATAACCTAATAGATGTCCAAAGTAAACAAGCCGCTGCTGAAGCAAAAAAGACAGCTGACTTTCAGCGGGCTGAACATCAAAAGCGAATGTCTGAAATTGCCCAGTTTACAGCAGAGCTTGGGCGGCTGAACAATATCGACCGAGAGAGTGCTTTAAGAACAACGAAGTCGATTACGACATTTCTCCAAGACCAGCTAAAAGAGCGCATTTCCGCTTACGAAAAGTATGTCGATGCTTTAGCAAACGCCAATGCTGAGCATGAAAAGAATGTTCAGCAATCTAATCAGCGAATTACTGACCTACAAGACGCTGCCAATTCTGCTCGTTTTAATCGACAAGTAAGTGGGCTGCCAGAACTTCAAGCTCAAACAGCCCGGCTAAATCGAGTCCAGGAGCTACTAAATAAAGCCCAACGGGCTGAAAGCCAAGGCTTAGAAGGGCAGCGTCGAGCGGACAGGCTTCGGGAGGAAGCTGCGTCCTTAGCCGAGCAAGCCGCCTCAATTGCCCAGGCGTCTAAAAACCGGGCTCAGCTAATGCAGGCGGAGCGAGCTATTGACCGGGTGCTCAATGCTCAAATTAGCGCCGAGCGGCAACGACAGGAGCTTAGCGCAGCCACCGCCAAGCAGGCTCAGGAGCGGCTGGCAAAAGAGCAGATTAACCTTGCGCAGATCAAGGACTTGGAGTCCAGAATCCGGGAGATTCAGAGCAAAGCCCTCACGGAAAAAGACTTGACAAACGAGCAGCGAGTTGACTTGCTCCGCAAAGCCGTGCCGCTCGCTGAAGAGTTGCGAAAGAAGCTGGAGCAGGCGGGCGACCCGGACCTTGCCAGGAAGCTCGGTCTAGGGAACCTAACCGACGAAATCCGCAAGCCGCTGATCGACGCCCTCGGGCAGCCAACCAATGTAAAATTGCAATTTGAAGGGGCGGCTGAGCTATTAGCAAAGGAGCTAAACTCCGCAGACATCAAAGTTAGAGTTACGCCAGTTATTGATGCAATCAAAACTATTGGCGTCGATATTGAAAAAATCCTCGCACAAGGCGGCGACCCTGTTCGTGCACTAGAGTCGCAGCAGTCTGTGCTTGATGAGCAAGTTAAATCCGGCATCAAAGCCTCTGAAGACTTATCGCTTAAGCAGGCCGCAGCTGAAAAGGCAATCAATACGACCTCCGGGGCTGTGGCAAAGCTGCGAACAGAAATGTTCGCCCTTGCCAAGGGAGTTGATACAGACGCCGGGACTATTACTCAAGCTCTTCAGAATATCTCTAGCAACGTAGCCGGCCCCGGGCTTTTGGCCGCTATTGGTTTGCCGACCCAGCGGTTTAAGTCAATTGCTGAAGAGACAGGAGCGCTGGAACAGCGCATCTCTGAAGCTATTCAGCAAATGAAAACCGACATTGGCTCTGCTGACATTTCAGGGCTAATTAACGAGCTAAACCAAAAAGCGCTTGCTGCTCTTAATAGTGGTGATGCAAATCTTAGCAGGGCATTTACCGATGTGGCTGAAAGCCTTCAGGCTGCCTTTGAAAAGTTGCGCGAAGTGGCAGGCTCTCAAGCGCAAATTGATATAGGCAATGCGGCCGCTAGCCAACTTGAGACGTTGCGGCAAGCAATTCAGTTTGT